TAGAATCAATCAACAAACCACCTGAGTATAATGAAAAGATTGCCAGAGTATTAAGTCGTAAAGCACCTTGGGATGATGAAAATGACTAAAGGTATTTTTATTTTTGTTATTGGCATTTCAATAGTTATGTTTGGTCTAAATGTTGGTATGAGTCATATAGAATCACAATCATCATCAGTGTCAAGATTTGAAGTGATTGATACTTATCAAGGATGTGATGTAGTACAATATCTTCCCGAATATTCTGGTAGATATTATTTCTTTCTGCACTGCAAATGAACGAGAAATCTAAAATTTACTATAATGTCTGGTGCTGTGCTTATCAGCGCAGAGGGATATATAGAGGTACAGATAGAGAACACAGAGAGCACGAAACTGTGAGAATGTGTCTTGATATGAAAGATGTGAAGTTCTACCAGTTTGATACAGAAAAACCACACTACCTAAAATAATGTTTAGCACACCAGTAAGAGGAACAGCAAAAAAGAAAACCACTATGAACTGGTGGGAGTATTGGATTGGACACTGCTGGATGACAGGGTGGCAGACCATTCGTATGTCTTTCTGTAATTGGAGAGACTTAATGAGTGGTAACTATGAAGGATATGCTCTGATGTTCTATGATGGTCCTTATGAGGAATGTTATAGTTGTTTTTGGGCATATTTGGGTGATGATGATGTATTGCCTAAAGACTTTCTTGAGGGTTTGATGGAAATGGCAGCACGTATTGAGCGTGGTGAAGAAAAACTGATACCCTTCACTAAAAATATGTTTGATAGACTTGATGACCTTGTTGGTGACGTTGAGGTGGATAATGATGACAATATTTGATTTAATTCAAGATGAACGTAGATATGGTTGGGTTGTAGATAAACGCTATGACTGGATTAATATGTTGATGACAATGCAGAAGAAGAAACCACAACGATTCAAAGAGTTTCAGTACACAAATGCCACAATTTATCATTACATAGATAGAGTACAGATGGAACAAACTTATGAGTGAAGTAACGTTTAAGAAGCACAGAGTATTTCGTGAAACAGAAGCAGTTGTTTTCTATGATATTTCAGTCGAGCATTCAAATGCTCAGGACCTTGTGGTACATTCTGGTCCTGCTATCAGTCCTCCTGATGATATTGTAGGTGCCAAACAGTTTTATATTCATTATCACCAGATAGATCACAATCGTGTTCTGTCTGGACTTCGCACATTTGAACTGGTAAATCCTGAATGGAGATACCCATATCATATCGTTCATCTAAATCGTTCTTCAGGTGCTCTAGTAATTCCTAAGATGACTTATCACCGTTCATACTCTGGTGAAGATGGATCTATTGTGATTAACCAGGCAATTCGTGATGATGAGTTTAATCCAGAGACGGAGTTTATTCCAGTATCAGCAGCAAAGGATAGTAAACTCTATCATATTCTTGCACACGAAAAACCAGTTATTCATACACTTGGAGAATAGTTATGGGTATGATGGATTTTGTCCGTTCTTCATATGATTTGGGTGAAGAATTTACAGAAGTAGAATTGCACACAAAAGATATTGAAGATGGTATTGGTGGCACAATGTCCCACTATTGGTTAGACCCACACGGATATTTGTATCACATTGATTACTCTGGAACTTCTGATCTTAAAATATATGAAAAGGGTGATCCAGAATATAATGCTGATAAACAATGGTTAAATTTTGAATGGATACCGAACGGCAATAAAGGTAAAGTCTCTCCCTGGTTGATTACAAAATATGTGGAGGTTTATCCAGCACAATGGAGCAATTCCTGGGAAACTTGGCCTAGATGTAGGTTGCATTTTAAATACGGTAGATTATTAGATTTTGAAGATGTTACTGGTAGATAAATATTAATGCTTAATCGTGGTTGTTTAAGCAAAAGATTGGGGCAGAAATGCCCTTTTCTTTTATAAATAAGTATAACCACGATTAAAGCAGTATGAATAACTTTTACACTTACGCATATTTGCGTGAAGACGGCACCCCTTATTATATTGGGAAAGGTAAAGATAAAAGACTTTATAAAAAAGGAAAATGTGAAATAAAACCACCGAAGGATAAAAATAGAATTATTTTTTTAAAACAAAATTTGACTGAAGAGGAAGCATTTAGACACGAATGTTATATGATTTCCATTTTTGGTAGAGTAGATTTGAAAACGGGCATACTGAGAAATAAAACTAATGGCGGAGATGGAATTTCTGGCGTTATCTTTACTAAAGAAATGAAAGAAAAAATAATAAATTCAAATAAAAAAAGAATGACGCAGGAATATATGAATTTTCTTTATGAAAGAAGAATGGAAAAAAAGACAGAAAGATATAAATTAACAAATTTAGATGGAAAAATTTTGTTTGTAGATAATTTGAAAAAATTCTCTAAAGAAAATGGATATTGTTATTATTGTTTTTTTAGAGTTCTTCGTAAGAAAAGAAATTCTTATAGAGGTTGGAAAATAGAAAAAATATGATTATTTGTAAAATCCACTTCAAGTATGGTAGACTTATGGACTACGACATCACCACTGGACGATGAAAGAGTTTGACTATTCGCTTGATTACAAAACTTTAGATTTCACCAATTCTAGTACAAGGAAACTATATAGAATTGGACGCGGGGAGCAGGGAGTTCTCTTGTGTCGCCCATACACCGAAGATATTTGCCAGTATTGGAGGTTCAAGGATGAGACTACTGCTCGGAAGTCTGCTCTTAAGATATACCAAATGTTCCTGGATTATTCACGGGAGGGTGACTTCGTTGGTATGGACATGGCAAGAAAATTCCTTGAGATGGGATTTACTCGCGCCAGAAGATATGCAAATCATAGTAGTGGAAAAAAATACTCTGAAACTGGTAAAGTATTACCCCAGGACAAAGATGCACTTACGTGCGAAAAAGCAAAGTCAGCAATAATTTTCAAACACTTCAGAGATTTAGCAGCAAAAGATCCAAAGTATGTTATGATGCGTAAAGCGTGGAGAGATGCTGAATGATTGATACTTCATTATTTCCTTATGAAAAGTTTGGATATAGACTTGAGTTTGGTGAAAAGAAGAACATTACAGTTTGTTGGTTTGAGTGTCAGGAACACCTTGACAAATATGTAGAAAGGTATAAACTGGATAAGAGAACTATTAAACTTGATTATCGTGATGGAGAACCCGTTGTACGCAGTAAAAAACACAAGGGAAGTGTGGAACAAAAGTCTAAACCAAAAAGTGACGGAAGTGCAGGTACAATTCGCACAAGAAAACCCAGCGTGGATACCTCTGGAAACACTACTAGCACTACAAAGCGTAAAAAATGAGTATGCAAGTAACTGAACACTATGGAAATTTTCCACCTGATTGGCAGGAAGATGAAATTGAAGCACTAATGCGTTTAGTCAAGGGAGAGATAAATGATAACGTAGATAAAAACATTAGAATGTTCTATGCCAAAATCTATGGCAAACTTATGGGAATGAAGCATGACATCTAAAATTAATCTCATTCTTGCCCTCCAACAAGTAGAAAATATTTCCAATCTTGTGCGAGAGAATAATTATGAAGAATTTTTTACTTCACATCTTCTTCCTATAAAATTTGAAATTGAACGTCAACTTAATCTATTAAATTATGGAAAAGAAATTGTATGATAAGTGCTTCTATGTGGAGCAAAAGAAATATGGACTGTGGGACTCTACTGACAAAGATGGTAAAGGACTGATTACTTCACTCACTGAAGAAGAATGTGTCAAAGCAACACGATTTTATCTCAAAGGGTTGCAAGAAGGATGGGATGATGCTAATATCAAATCATATTCTACAAAGGATAATTACAAACTATGAGTCTTCGCACTTTTACGGACAAAAATGGAAATGTTTGGGAATGGAATGAAACACCTGAAGTTTTAGCAGCACTTAAATCATTTCACGCAGGTGATTACCAAGGACCACTCTATGCTCCACATCCAGATCTAAAAAATGAAAATAAGACTGACTCCTAAACAACAAATGTGGGCTAATGTCTTTCGCTGTGCTGTGGAAAGGTCTAACATTTATTTCAAAGACAATGACCTAGATAGACACGCAAGAGAACACACCACAGTTGTATTAGCACTTCAAAAAGGCGAACAATTTTGGAAAGAAATCTTATAAAACAACCCTATCATATCCTTGATCCAACTACTCCTTGGTACGAATGGATTTCTTATCTTGAGTGTTGTCAAAGTTTGAACATAAAACCTAGTATGAATAGATTTCTTGCTTATAATAGATACTATAAGTCTGTTATAGAGGAATGAATTTTTTACGCTGGTTGTTTTCTCCCACTGATAAAGAGATGTGCGAAGAAACTAATATCTATTCCATTCTTCTTGATTTGCAAGAAAGAGTAGAAACGTTAGAAGCAGAGAATATTGAAACTACAAATACTCTTTATGAGTTAATGAATTCTATTGATGCAGTTGATGCTCGCATAGATATTCTAACTTCAGAAAAGTGGAAGAACAAAGATGTACGAACTTGATGATTTTGAAAAAGCACTTGCCCATTTTGGGACAAGAGTAGATATAATTGTAGCATTAGAATTGGGAGGTAAATTGGATGCTGAAACTGCTTATCAAAATATTAAGGATGAACTCAAAGAACTCAAGCGATTGCGAAAACAATATAAGAAAGATAAGGATTTGTGATAAGTGTGGTGTCGAAAAACCTCTTGACGAACAGCACTATCAACGTGTAAAATACTTTCGTGATGGATTCTCCTACTACTGCCACGAGTGCTCTAAACCTAAACCAAGAGATTGATTATGGACTATAAAAAGTATTCACTTGAAAAACTTGGAGAATGGGTTCACGATGCGATGAGTAGTGATGCATCACCTCACGAAATCTATTCTGCTATTCGTGAAGCAGTTCGTGAAGATTTTTATTATCACAAAGATTGTGTTAGTCGTGCATCTGGATTGCTTGAACTATTGAGTGGGCATCGTCCTGTTGCAGAAAGAGAATATTATGAAGGTGTAAGTTTTGATGATAAAATTCTTTCTTGCGATAAAGATGACACATCACCAGAGTGTCAAAAGTCTTGGAATGACTTCTGGGAAGAAGTAGACGAAAAACATAGTCGTGAATATAATCTTCGTGAGGCGGAGTATTATAACAAACGAGCACAACTTGATATCAAACAAGATAAAGTTATAAAGTGGCAACTTCCTGTAGAAGTAGATGGACCTTCTGGTGAGCATTTTGTTCACTTCCCTGATGATTTGCTGGAAGCAGCAGATCTAAAAGAAGGTGATACTGTAGAATGGATTGATTGTAAAAATGGTAATTTTGAATTGAGAAAAGTAAATGGCACTAAGTGAATCAGTAGAAGAAAGTTTGAAAGAAGCAGAAGCAAACCTCAGAAATGCTCTTGCCTATTCTGCGAGACAAGAAAAACCTTTTGTGAGTCGTGAAATCTCTGAGATGATTTGTCGTATTGATAGCTTAATTAAGACAGATCAACTTCTTGATAAACTCGAAGACCGTATGAAAGGTTTTGGTGATGATAAAGGTTCTTTTGGAACTTTTTTTGGTTAAGAATTATTACTACATAGTAAAGATAATATTAAAGAAACCCCCGTTCACCTTAAATACTGTTAGGATATGCCCATAAACAAGGGGAAAAACCTATGACTTTTTCATCAGGTAAAAATGAAAAACTTACTGATGCTGAGTGGGAAGAAATGACAGCACTTAAAAATGCTATCAACGAAAGACCACAATCAGTTCATCCAAACAAGATGGAAGAGTTTACGGAGTATTTGGTGAGAAGTTTGAAAGAAAGGGGCGGTTGAATAAGTGGCACAAGAGATCTATACAGACGCTCTTTTTTCATATATACTGTTTTAAGAATATAAAATCTGATGAATCTTAAAGCAGTTTTAATTGCTGGTCTAATTGCATCACCAGTTCCTGTATTTGCACAACAAACTAACATTTATTCTGTTTGCACAAATTATCAGGAAAATTATGCTCCTGGATATTATGATCGATACGGAAATTATATCCAAGGAAATGTTAATACTCAAAGATATAATGTTGAGTGTGGAACTGGCACATATTATCGTCCATATGGTAGAAGAGCATATGCTGCTCCTATGAGACAACCAACATATGGCAGAGGATATTGCTCTCCCGCAAGAACTACTCTTGGTGGTTTGATTGGTGGTGGTGTTGCTGCATCAGTTTCTAAAAAAGATGCTTGGAGTTGGGCTATTCCTCTTGGCGCAGTTCTTGGTAGCGGTGCAGCACAAGCAGGTTGCTATTAAAGTTACTCACCTCCAAAGTGGATCTATAGTGTAAGCACACAACAAAATGGCAACCCGCTCTAGAATTGGACTTGAACTTGCCGATGGTTCTATTCTGTCTGCATATGCACATTGGGATGGTTATCCTGAATGGATGGGTCGCATCCTTCGCACTCACTACAATACCAAAGAGAAAGTTTCTGAACTGATTGATGGTGGTGATATGAGTTCTCCTTGGACTAATGCTGGTTTCAATAATGAAACTGTTGCACAGGGTCCGTTGTATTATTCTCAGCGTGGAGATAATTGCCCTCCTCGTCTTGATGCTGACCTCTGTGAGTATCTTCTGCCCGATAATAGCGAAGAGTATGCATATGTCTTCCGTAATGGTGAATGGGTATGCTATAATATGAATCAATACGACGATACTAAACTTCCTGAAGTCGTTGAAATCCCCTCTGGAGCACTAATGGCATGAACTTACAATTCAATTCTCATGATTATGTTGCTCTGCTTACTGCAGTTGCAAATATTACCCAAGATAAGGAAAAGTATGAAAACAAACATCCTTACTGGGATGAACTTGTAGATATTCAAAGACGAATTGAGTATTTTCTTCTTGAGGCAAATGTCTAGCAAGTATCTGATTACAATTTCACTTGGTTTTGCTGTCATCCTTGGTTGGAATATCTTTCTAATTCAACGTGATGAAAGGATGTATGATGCATACTATCGCACAAAAGCGATAGATGTCCTCAAATATCGTCCATCTGCAGAGATTAGATGATTTACTTTCTGCTTATTTCAGCAGCATTTGCCTGGATGTTCTTTGTATTATTTTCCAAACACTTTGATTACTTAGACGAGCGCAAACACAAATGATTTCAAAACGTATTCGAGAACTGATTATGAACGCAGAACAACAAAAGATTGCCCGTGAGTTTTGGGAGGAGATTGAGCGTGAAGCAGCACGACTTGAAGTAACTATTGACTATTATCTTGCAGAGTTCTATTGACAAGAGACACTTTTAATCTTAAACTTAAGAGGTAATTTACAAAATACAATGGCACAAAAGTTTCTTTACATCGTTGACCACTACATTCCTTTCCCTTCCAGTGAATATGGTGGACTTTGGAATGTTATTGCAAAAGACGATGATGAATGTTTTGATTTGATTGTTGCTAATGATAGTGACAATTTTTATGAAAAGTTTTATAGTAACTTAAAAGAAAATATTCTTAATGGAACAACTTATGCTCTTGCGGAGGATGTAGAATCTGGTGTAGTTGAATCCTTTACAACCTGATGAGTAATCCTGAATTTAATCGTTTTGCGTTCGATCTAAAAGAACAGTATCAACAACGCATCAATTATTTGCAGCAAAAAATTACAGAACAACAACACGAAATCTTGAGACTTCAAGAACAAATTAAATATATGTCGAAAGATAAATTTTATGATTGTTGAACTTCCAAGTTCCTTTTTTCATTCTCCCCCTTGTGGATATTATTATGAAGCGACTGAGTTTAAGCGAAACATTATCAGTATTTGGTTATGCAATACTTACAAGTTTGACTATAATCTTGGTGCTCCTACCAGAACTATACACTCCTTCTATAATACCAAAACCAGAGAGTATTTCGCCCCAATCAACAGTAGAACCATCGGTGCTTGTGTAAATATCAAGGATACGCGGAACTATACTGCGATGCCACTTAAACTTTCACCCCTAGAACTTGCATTTGTATGAACTACGATCCTCAAGTCAATGACTATGTTAAATGGACAAAAGGAGTTGAGGGTTGGATTTATTTTAAGGACAAAGAATATATTACAATAGAAGTATCAGTTAAAGAAAAAGATTGTGAGAACTATCAAGCATGTTGTTTGCATAAGAATGAAAGAGTTTTGGTGCTCTGTTATAAAAATCAATGGAAAGAATTAGAATACATTACGTCAAGAAAATCAGTCTATGAAGAAACAGAAAACTGCTTGGCGATTGCTTGCTAAGTCATTGGGTGAAAAGTCTGGTAAAAATGATAAAGAGGCGGATAGGATTGCTCTTATCCGTCTTTTGATGTTTGCCTCTATTTTTATTACTAACTGTTTTATTGTTGCTAATGCAATTCGTCATTGGAATGATGAAACGGAAATCTATTTAATAATTGATGATTCCACTACACCTAATGAATTACTTAAAGAAATAAATAATCAAAAAATGTTGTAAAGATGAAAACGTTTCAACAATTTAGTGAAGATATTGAATCTCGCAGGAGAGAATTGCATCAAAAAAGAAAAGATCAAATGCGAGCACAAAAAGAAAAAGTAGCATCTTATCATGCAGCACAAAGAGAGAAGCAGTTTGCGGTTAAAAAAAGAGAAAAATTAAAAAAAGAAATCGAAAGAGAGTTGCAATCAGAACAAACTCCAATAATGCAACCAAGTGATTATAATAAACAAATTGCAAAACAATCTTTGCGTTGGAAAGGTATGCAAATCCGTCAGGCACATGGAGAAATGGAACATGAAGCGGGTGCAGAAGTAGCAGCAAAAAAGGCAAGATTAAAAGCAATTATGTCTCGTTGAATTAAAATATCTCACCTCCAAAGTGGACCTATAGTGTAAGCACAAATGATTTTATGGACTGCTTCGATGATCTGCAAATTGAAGAACTTGAAAACTTTGATTTTGTCGGAGAAGATTTAATTGATCTTATCGAAGAAGATAATAAGTTTAATATGAACGATTACATCAACGGAAACTATGATTATTGATTATGAACCCTGAAACTTACACTTTTTCTGGTGATGCTATCACTTTCCTTGGTTTGGTTGGTGTTGCTTCAACGTTTTTTATTGTTGTTACTGCTTTTCGTAGGTTCTTCAATTCTTCTTATAACATTTCTGTGACACCTAAACAAGTGAACACCGAAACTGCTTCCAAGACCAAAACTTCTGTATTCTGAACAAATGATTGAACACATTCCTAACGTCCTGCACCATATTCGTGAAATGAAAGATACTTGGCGTCGTCAAGATTTCACATTCACTAAGCAACAGCAGGAAGAATATGACCTCTTGCTTGCTACTCGCCGCGAACGTGTTAAACAGCACTATGCTGAGGGACGAGTATTCAAAGGTTCTTACAAAGCAAAGGAAGATGACATCTAAATACTAAAAAGTAGTGTTTAGATAGTCAAATGAAATCATTTCAGGAGTTTATGTCTCTTTGCGAAGAAGTTGAAGACAAGTCAAAACGTCTTGGATTTGCTGCGACGATTAAAACTGCTCAAGCGGGTGGTAGAGTTCGTCCAGAACGCAAAAAGACTGCTCCTGAAAGACGCCGTATGAAAGCGGTTGGTGGTGGTAAAATGGAACCAGCTAAAGAATACAAACCACGCAAAGATATTGGACAACAACGTGCTGCATCTACTAGAGAACAGCAACCAACACAAGAACGTGGTTCTGCTGATGTAAAAGCAAGAGCAGCAGCGGCAGCAAAAGAAGAAAGAAAGAAAGCAGCACTTGCTAGAATTGCTGCAAAGAAAGCAGGACAAAAACCTGCAGCAGCACAACCATCTCAAGCAGAAGTTAAGAAGACTGCATCCAAACTTCTTTCTGCAAAGAAACCAGCAGAGAAACCATCAACACCAGCAAAACCACGCAGAAAATGGGAACATGAAGGTGGTGGTGGAATGACACGCCAAGAAAGAGATAGAGCAAGAAACCAAGAAAAGACAGCAGCAGCACAAAAGACTAAGAAATCTGCTACAGAGATTCTTGCACAAATGCGTAGAGAATATGAAGCAGGTGGTGGAAAGTGGAGCAATGCTGTTGCAGTTCGTATGAGAGCAAAAGCAAAAGCAGCAGCGGCAGCATCAGAAAGTTGAGTTGAATTAAAGTTACTCACCTCCAAACTGGACCTATAGTATAAGCACTTCTTTCGTTATGGACCGAATCGAAATCCAACGCAAACAATATGATGCTCGCAATGAGTATTTGAAGGCAAAGAAATCTATGGAGTTTTGGAAACGTGAGATTGCATTTCTGAGAGATTGTGAAAAAGAACTGGACAAACCTGCTGGTTGGTTGTTTGATGAAATGTTCGGTCCTCAACCTCTCACTGGTTTCATTTACGGAGACTGATAGATCTCTCTCAGCACGCTTCACGATCGCATAGAAGCGTGCTATAATGTCTTTTAGATACCAACCCACCTGAAGAACTCTATTTTGTAATGTTTGCTGATCTGATCAAACTTCGTCCCCATCAAGAACGTGCCGTTGCTGCTATGCTGCAGCACAACAAAGGTCAAGTGATTGTTCCTACTGGCGGCGGCAAGACTCTCAAAATGATCTATGATGCTCTGCGTCAGTTTCAGTCTGAAACTCCGCAGACGATTGTAGTTGTTGCTCCGCGTATTCTGCTTGCTGAGCAACTTTCTAGCGAGTTTCTTGAGTTCATCACTAACGTTGCTGTGATGCACGTTCATAGTGGAGAAACTCACCACTTTAGCACCACTAAACCATCTGAGATTCAGATGTGGAATTCGATTGTTAGTGGGGCATTTAATCCTGATGCTCCCAAACATAAACTCATCTTCACTACCTACAACTCTCTGAATCGCCTTCAGGCAGCAGAGATTGATGTGGACACTATTTACTTTGATGAGGCACATAACAGCGTTCAGCGTCACTTTTTCCCTGCTACTGAGCACTTTGCTGCTAACGCAAAGCGTTGCTACTTCTTCACTGCCACCAGGAAAACATCACTCACTTCATCTAAACCTGGAATGAACGATGTTGATGTCTATGGCAACATCATCTGTCGCGTTTCTGCTCCAGAACTTGTTGATGGTGGATACATCATTGCTCCTAAAATTGTAGCAAAGAAGTTTGATGTGCTTGCTCCAAAGCAGGTAACTGCCGAGTGTGATAGTGACAATCTAACCGAAACTCTTGATGACATTGATTGTAAGAAAATCTTGGTCTGTGTTAAGTCTGCCAAGCAACTTATCAACCTGATGTTGCATACTGACTGTGCTGCTCAACTACATCAGCGTGGTTACTCTTATCTTTATATCACCTCAAAAACTGGAGCGATTATTGATGGTAAGAAGGTGAATCGTGAGGTATTTTTTGACACTCTCAACGCTTGGGGTCGTGACCCTAACAAGAAGTTTGTTTGTCTCCATCGCTCTATCCTGAGCGAGGGAATTAACGTCAGCGAATTAGAGGCAGTCGTTTTTCTTCGCAATATGGATGTGATTGAGATGACACAAACTATCGGTCGTGTTCTTCGCCTTGGTGGCAAAGAAAAGGTCTGGGGTCTATGTGTGGTGCCTGTCTATTCTAAGGTTGGAGTATCCACAGAGCGAGCACTTCAGCGAGTTGTTGATGCTGTGTTTGAGAAAGGTGAGATGCTTGATAGCGTGGTGCGGCGATGATTGATTTTGATACTTTTGAACTCGATCGTTTATCCAAACTCTTGTATAGTCTTAAAGACTATACTAAAAACAATTTGCGCTTTCCTAAAGCAGGAGAACTTGTGGAGATTGCCTATGATGTTTATAGTAACGGACAACTTAAACGTGTCAATCTTCCTGGTGTAGATTTAGTTGGAACTGACGGTCATACTTACGAATCAAAAGTGATTCAATTCAAGAATGTATCTCAAGCAGCAGTAAGAGGTGTGATCCTCAAAAATAGTCGTGCTAGTAGTTCTGTGAATGAAAAACTTGCAGATTTCTTTATCTTCTCCGACATCAAACTTGGTAAGGCGTGTTGTGTACCATCTAATCTAATCTACAATACAAAGTTTACTGGAGCAGTTCTTACTGGTCATTGCAATCCAGAATCAAATCACTTCTTCCTTCATGGTTATGATAATCAATGTGGTAAGAATTATTTTGATGAAGCAGAACAATTTGATTATGCTTATGTGAGGAGTTTTTAAGATAATGGAAGGATTTATTGTGGGCAAAGGTAACTACGCTGCCATACCTTATGGTAATCAACTGATGGTAATTCACAACGGACAGCAACTCAAAGTGTGTAGGACCGAAGCATCAGCTAGGAAGTTCATTGATGATCATAAAAAGGGTAAATCAGTGGCAAAACTCCCCATCAATTAAAGTTACTCACCTCCAAAGTGGACCTATAGTGTAAGACGCATCTAATCTATGCCTCGCGCTCGCAAGCAAACTGCAAATGTTGAAGTTGTTGTTGCTCCCGAAGTGAAAGTTCCTGAGGTTCTCATCACTCGCCAGCAATACATTCAAGACATTAAAGTTCGCTGGCAGATTCATCAGTACGAAGTGAACAAACTTCGTGAAGATGTGAGCAAAGTTACTGAAACTGTTGCTCCTTATGTGAAAAATGCACTTGATTTTCTAACTGAAAAGTACCAGGAAATCAGTGCCAAGTATGCCACTAACTGAAGTGGTACATGAGGACTTGATAAGTCCTCTTTTTTGTAAGATTCTAAACCAATGACACCAGAACAAAAGTTTCAACAACTCTTTGAGGAAATGTATCAACTTTGTGAAGAGCAAGGTTGGGGAGATCCTTTCAGTTATGCTCGTTCCCGTGAGATTCACCTTGCTGGTATTCTTGGACATAAAGTAGCAGAAACCTATTCGGGTGCTGATGCTGTTGATGAAGATGGTGAATGTGAGTATAAATCAACCATTGCCAATTCTATCAATGGGACTTATAATGGTATCAGTGTCCAAGATACCTGGGAAGAGCAAGAGCGTTATCTGATTGAGGAGAAACTTGGTAAGTATTCTAATCACTACATTGCCCGCTATGATGGTGGCAAAGTTGTAGAAGTTTGGAAACTGACTGGCAACGATGTTCTGATGGTTCTTCTTCCCAAACTCAAGAAAGATTGGGAGCGTAAGATTCACGGTAAGCATAAAGATCCTCGTCTTTCTGGCAATCTAACTAAGAAAGAAATCCAACAATTTGGGACTCGTATTGTATGACGATTGACACTTAAAATTGTTCTATGTGCTTGCTGTCATCGCAAACTTCACAAAGGAGATTTACAAATAAATGATTGATTCTAAAAAAGTGATGTTTACATCTGGTGGTGGGGATGAAGCATATACTCCTTCATACGGTGTTACCCCCATTCTAAAATACATCCCCAAAGATGCAATCGTCTGGTGCCCATTTGATACTCCAAATAGTGAGTTTGTCAAGCAAATTGGTGAACAAAATCATGTTGTCTATTCGCATATTGCTTATGGGCAAGACTTTCTCACATTTGAACCACGCCAATGGGATGTGATTGTATCCAATCCACCATTCACGAACAAGCGCAAGTTCTTTGAGCGAGCACTATCATTTGGCAAACCATTTGCTCTCATTATGACTAACACTTGGTTGAATGATAGTGCTCCGAAGCAGTTGTTTAAGGACAAGGATCTACAACTGTTGATGTTTGATAAGCGTATGAAGTTCAGCAGTCCTGATGGTCGTCCAAACGACAAGATTACGTTCAGTAGCAGTTACTATTGCTGGAACTTTCTACCGAAGCAAATTATTATGGAAGAACTTGACATTCCAAAGAGTACATCAGAAGCAAGACTTCCGCTAGATTAAAGTTACTCACCTCCAAAGTGGACCTATAGTATGAGCACTAAACAAATGCAGAACAAACATCTTGAGCATCCTGAAGATGAGATTTTGACTGGCAATTTGACTGTGCTGGATTGGTTTGTAACTGCTGGAAATCTGTCTGTCAAGATTGATGGAAGTCCTAGTCTAGTTTGGGGCACCAATCCTGCGACTGATAATTTCTTTGTAGGCACTAAAAGTGTCTTCAATAAAGTTAAAATCAAAATCAACGAATCGCATCAGGATATTGATGCTAACCACGAAGGAAATGTAGCAAACATTCTTCACGCTTGCTTTGATTATCTGCCTCGCATCAATGGTATCATTCAAGCGGACTTTATCGGGTTTGGTGGTAGCGATGAATACAAACCCAATACTATCACCTACAAGTTTTCTGATGTAGTCACTGAAGAGATCATTCTTGCTCCCCATACTGTCTACATTGCAGAGAATGATCTGCGTGATGCTGTAGCATATCCGATGAACTTTATCATCACCGATACACCTTACTGCAAGTTTGTGAAACCTGATGCTTATATTCAACACGGACAAGAATCGTTCGCTGATGTAGAAGAAATCTGTGCTTTTGCGCGTCAAATGTCTACAATGTGTGAGTTTGTTTCTAACAAGGAAGCAGCAAAGATTACCAAGAAACTGAATGATTTTATTCGTGCAGGTGAGCAGATTAGTGTAGAGAATGTAAATGTCTTTGATTGTGATCCTAACCTAATTCGTTTGTGGTTGTTGGTGAAGTCTATCAAAGATGATTGTTTGTTCCTCTGCCGCAATGATGGTCCTGCAGCATACATCAACGGCAATCGTATTGATTCTGAAGGTTATGTGATGACCAATAAGTTTGGGATGTTCAAGTTGGTCAATCGTGAATGTTTCTCACGAGCGAACTTTAACCTTGCCAAGAATTGGGCTTGATTAAAGTTACTCACCTCTAAAGTGGACCTATAGTATGAGCACAACAACTTTCGCTGAATACGCTGCCCAACAGGAGGCACGCCAGAACATTGCCCTCGCAGTGTTAGGTCACACTTACGCATTGTGTGAAGCATTGCGTCAGAACTACATCGACTATTCTATTCGCAGTCATCAAAAGTTTGTTGATGATGCTGATACTCACAACTATCACAAAGCACAGATTGCTCTACTTATGTCGGGTATTTCTGACTACAATTTCTATCCCGAGACTGGTAAAAAGTATCACAAGATTGTGATGGATGCAAACGGTTCTCGCTCCGTTCATGCTTTTGTGGATAAAAAGACTGGTGAAGTGTATAAGTCTGCATCTTGGAAGTCTCCTGCCAAAGGTGTACGTTATGACCTCCGATTGATTGAGCAACGTGAATGGTTGCTGCAACATGCTGATTGGGCGGGTGGTTATTTGTATCGTCGCTGATGTATCTTCAAACACAACAATTTCCTCAAATGATTAACTATTCTCAAGAACTTCAAGACCTGACAGTAACACGTTCCCTGCGTCTGTTGCGTGATGGTTTCAAGAGCGATTTTGCCACCTTTGCATATGCTGATGAGAGAATGACTACACTTTTAGCAGAACTTGCAAGCGAGTTCGTTGATGCAAACATTCCTGTAGTTGATGAAGACAACCAGGTGGAACTTGCGATGATGCTGATTGAAACCCTGGACATTATCGCACGATGACTTACTCTAATCTCTCAAAGATTCGTCCCAAACTCAGAACAACTGGGCGTGTGTCTGGTAACTTTGGACGCAACAAAGTTTCTGCTGGTTCATCACTCAACGACATCGGTGGTGATGGTAACATAGGTGCAACACAAGATGATTACCTAAACCGATTGTATTATGCTTTTGATAACACTACCGACCCTAAACTTCGTCAGTTCATTTATTCGGAAATCCGCAAAATCCACGTCCAAAGAGGTACTTGGTGATGGCAACTTGGAGAGCAAAATGTTGGTTAGGTTCTGCTTCAGGGTATCAAGATCTTGAAGTTCAAGCAAACACTCTAAATGGTGCAAAGGAGCAACTTCAGAGAGTTTATGGTGCAGAACAGATTTGTAACCTTCGTGAAGTAAGATCGTCAAGTTCATCGTCAAGTTCTGGTGATGAATTGAGCGGATACTTATTTCTTGCCCTCATTTTGTTTGGTATTTGGGTGATTGTAGAATACTGGTGGATTGTTGTACCAGTTTCTGCATTTAGTTTGGCATGTTGGCTATATTATCGTTTTAGGAATTAAAGTTACTCACCTCCAAAGTGGACCTATAGTATGAGCACTTCCCAAATGGATCAAGTCTTTCACTATTCTACTAACTGGAAAGAAGGCAAAGTCTGCCAAATGTTCATTCAGCAAGTGACACCTGAATGGCAAGAATGTGGTCATCAGTATGTTGCTATTGCTCTCAATCCCGAGACCAATAAAAGTATGGTGATGAGCAAACCGCGCTCCCATTATGATACTCTCCAGTGGGTTCGTAAGTTCTGTGGTTCATTCTCTCTTCTGTACTGATTATGAAAAACTATCGCCTGTTGATTGAGTATTGGGTTCCTGATGAGTTTGAGAACCTGTATGAAGAAAAGATCATCCAATCGCGTTCATCTTGTG